TGGAGATGGGACAGCATACACATTAGGAGAAATATTTAGTAATATAGTAGGACCACAAGATTTAGTGCCACCAGTACCAATAGATGGAGTAATTAACGGTAGTTGGGATATAGTAGCAAGTGGAACATATAGTGGACCAAGTGGAACATATGACTGGGATGCAACAGGAAGTACAACAATAGCAAATGAAGAAGCAGGTGGATTAGGACAACCACAATTAACAAAATTCGATCTAGAGAATATAGATGGAATGAGAATGGATATCCTAGAAGATGTAAGAGCAACAACTGCATTTAGTATAAATCAAGGAACTGCATCACCATACGGATTAGGATTAAATTGGGATGGAGCAACATCAGATAATAATTTCTATAAATTAGCAAGCCAGGAAGGATTAGGAATTAAAACCTATCAAAGTGATTTATTTAATAACTGGATATCTACAGAATGGATTGATGGAACAAACGGAGTAAATGAAGTAACAGCAGTAAGTACAGCAGGAAATGAATTTACAATAGATGCATTAAACTTAGCAAATAAAGTATATAATATGCTTAATAGAATTGCAATAAGTGGTGGATCGTATGACGACTGGCTAGACGCAGTATATACACATGAAAGATCAAAAGGAGTAGAAAATCCAATATATCACGGAAGTTTAATAAAGGAATTAGCATTCGAAGAAGTAGTAAGTAACTCAGCAACTGAAACAGGAGAATTTGGAGATCAACCATTAGGAGAATTAGGTGGAAGAGGTAGACTAACTGGAAAACACAAAGGTGGAAAAGTTAAAATTAAAGTAAGTGAACCAAGCTATATAATGGGAATAGTAAGTCTAACACCAAGAATAGATTATAGTCAAGGTAACAAATGGGATACTAGATTAAAAACAATGGACGATTTACATAAACCAGCTTTAGATGAAATAGGATTTGAAGATCTTATAACAGATCAAATGGCGTGGTTTGATACGGTAGTTGATGCTAGTGGAACATCAATAACTTATGGTACAGCTGGAAAACAACCAGCATGGATAAATTATATGACAAATGTAAACCAATGTAGAGGAAATTTTGCAGTAGCAGATAGTGAAATGTTTATGACATTAAACAGAAGATATGATCAAGAAACTGATGGTATTGGAGATTTAACAACTTATATAGATCCAAGTAAATTTAATAAAATATTTGCGTATGGAGCGTTAGATAGTCAGAATTTCTGGGTACAGATAAGTAATAAAATTACAGCAAGACGTAAAATGAGTGCGAAAGTAATACCAAATTTATAATAATAACCAAGAAAGCCCTTCTCTAGGGGAGGGTTTTCAATAAAACTAATTAAAATGCCTTATAAAAAACCAAATTTAGAAGTATATAAAAGTCAATTAGAAAATGTAGAGATAGTAGAAGGAGAACCAATTGAATTAAAAATAGAAAGAATAACTAATAACAAAGAGCCTATAAGTGATGGAGCACCAGAAATATTTACGGAAAGAAAAGACGGTGTAATAAGTGCTTATAATATTAGAACTGACAGATGGGAAATAGCAACAGAAGCTATGGATAAAGTTAGTGGAAGCATCCAGGCCAGGAGAGACGCAAAAGGGAAATTGAGTAAGTCCAAGGAAGAAACTGACTCGAAAGATAAAGTAGAGAAAGTTGAAACCAAAGCAGAAGTCAAAAAGACGGATGATGGCGTAGCCAAGCCAACAGAAGGCACGGCGAAGAAGCCTTAAAGTTAGGGGGGTTTATTAGTTTACCCCCTTAATTTAACAGGTGTGGTACGCATCTGTTCTTATATATCAAGGAAAATGAGGTCGCTTATGAAAAGCGCGAAAAATTAAGAAATTAACAATAAAATAAAAGATTATGCCAAACGACAACGAACAACAAGGAGGAGGAAGTGGATTCCTAACAGGAGCTGGAGGAGCAATGCTCGGAATGATAGGAGGAGCAATAGGAGCTGGAAGTCAACATAGAAGACAAAGAGAATTAATGCATTTACAACATTCTAACCAAATGGCATTAAATAGACAAGGACACAATTTACAATATGATCTATGGAAAAGAACTAGTTATCCAGCACAATTAAAAATGATGAAAGAAGCAGGATTAAACCCATCATTAATGTATGGTGGAGGACCAGGATCAGGTGGATCAACAGGAAGTCAAACAGGTGGAAGTGCTGTTGGAGGATCAGCGACAGCATTCCAACCTATGGATCTGAGTAATATGATGATGATGGATGCACAAAAAAAATTATTAGAAAAGCAAGCAGAGAAAGTGGGAGCTGAAAAAGATGATATAACAGGAGAAACTCCAGAAGCAAAAGCTAGAATTGCAAAATTAATAGCAGAAAAATTAAATATTGATCAAAATACAGTAAAAGCAGTACAAGAAGTAACAAACTTAAAAACTTTAGATGAATGGAATGAATTGAAAATGAAACTAGATAAACAAGTATATGATAGACAAGAAAAAGGATTTATAAAAGGAGATGCAATAGGAAATATATTTGAAGTAATAGGATTAAATCCTGTACAAAACAAAGAAGATATGGAATTAGTAAGGGGAATGCTATTAGCGTGGTATGGAACTAAACTAGGAAGTGATATATTACAAATGCTACTACCGTGGACTAAATTTAGCCCAAAGAAAGGTGGAGGTTTTGGAACAAAACAAATGAAATATTAATAAACAATAAAATGGCAAGACACAGAAGACATAGAAGAAGAAGACGTAGATAAATGAAACATAATGTGCTTATACCCAAGACTGATAAGGAATAGGAAATATACAGCAAACAAGAAAAACGGAGGAATTATACCTAAAGTAAAAGACAAAAGGGTATTAAGTGTGCCTGTTGGATGTGGAAAATGTATAGAATGTAAAAAACAAAAAGCACGAGAGTGGCAAGTACGACTGCAAGAAGATATTCGCGTAAATAAGAACGCTAAGTTTGTAACATTAACGTTTAATGAACGCGAGTTAATGAAACTAGAAAACTCAATTAAGAAATTAAAAGGGTATGATAGAGATAACGAAGTATGCCGTAAAGCGATCAGAAGATTTACTGAAAGATGGAGAAAGAAATATAAAAAAACGATAAGACATTGGCTAGTAACAGAATTAGGACATCAGAATACAGAACGAGTGCATATGCACGGTTTATTATGGACAGACGAGCCGACGGAAGTGATCCAGGAGAAGTGGATGTATGGGAATATATGGGTTGGAGATTATGTGAATGGGAAGACGATCAATTATATAGTTAAATATGTTAATAAAGTCGACAAAGCGCATAAAGAATATAATAGTAGAATATTCACTAGTAAAGGAATCGGGAGAAATTATATACACAGACCAGATATCAAAAGGAATGAGTATAACGAGAATGGTAAAACAATAGAAACCTACAAGACTAGACAAGGAACAGAATTAGCATTACCAATATATTATAGAAATAAAATATATACGGACGATGAAAAAGAGAAACTATGGCTTGAAAAACTAGATAAACAGGAAAGGTGGGTATGTGGAGTAAGAGTAGATATAAGTAATGGAGATGAAGAATACTATAAACTATTAGAAAGAAAAAGAGAACTAAGTAAAAGACTAGGATATGGAGATGATGAAGTAAACTGGGATTTGAAAAGATATGAAAATGAAAGAAGGAATCTGAAGAAAATTGAAAGATGGGAAAAACTCTATGGTAAGGCCGAAGCTGATGAGTGGCGATCTAGAGTAAGCCTAGCTAATAAATTAAGCTAAAAAGGGTTGTTTATGAAAGAAACAGAATGGGAAAAAATAGTAATGGTAGATAAATGGCTAAAAGATAAAAGGAAGGATAGAATGAGGTCAATTAAAAAAAAGTGGAAATAATTAACAATTAAATGAAAAATATTTAGTAATATTGTTGAAACAGTGTTAGTAAGCCTCTCAGCTTAACGTAATATAAATTATAGGACAAATTAGTCTGAGTAGCGTTGTTAACACGTAAAATGTTAATAACTAATGAGCTACAACCTAGAACAATACAATCAATTTAGAGAATCAAGAAAGGAAAGGAACTATCCTCAGTATACAGATATCGTATGGAGTACAAAGAAACTATACGTAGATAAAGATACAGGAGAATACATAAAAAAAAATAAAGTACACGGATATTATCCGGAATATTTAATATTAACTAATACAACAAACTATGAAAGCAAAGGAAGATTTAGAACAAAAATCATCACCTATGAGTGTGAAAGAACCCAGAGAGAACTCGAACTCGGAATTAATAAAGAGAGATGGGATAACGGATAGCCCATTTGAAGTAATAACGCAAAATGGGGTATCATTTGGAACAATGGGACAGTATAGATTAACTGAACCAACAACAGATAAAAGAAAACTAAAAAGAGAACTAGAAAAGATTACGTGGAATAGAATTATACAGGTAGTAATGATATTAGACGAAATGAAAGACAAATTAAAAGAAGTAAAACCAATTAAAGAAGAAAAACCTAAAGTTAAAAAAGTATGAAAACACAATTAGGAGGAGATAGAATAGGCTCCGGAAACAAACAGGAAATAAGCCTGAAAAACTATTCAAGAAGTACACACGATTTAAGTTATGTATGGCGTAGCTCAATGGCAAGTGGAACATTAGTACCATTTATGAGCGAATTAGCATTACCAGGAGATACATTCGATATAGATTTATTCGCAGATGTAAAAACATTACCAACAAGAGGACCATTATTTGGAAGTTATAAGGTACAATTAGACGTATTTGAATGTCCAATAAGATTGTATAATGGAAAATTACATATGAATATGTTAAATATTGGGATGGATATGAGTGAAGTGATACTCCCACAAATAACAATGTATGGATACTATGATCCAACAGTTTTAACAGATAATAGTCAAGTAAATTCAAGTAGTATATATAGCTACTTAGGAATGAGAGGATTAGGAAGAACAAGTACGGGAACTGCAGGACAAGTAGGAAGAACATTTAATGGAGTACCATATTTAGGGTATTGGGATATTTATAAAAACTACTATGCTAATAAGCAAGAAGAAGTAGGATATGTAATACACGCAAGTAATTTAGATGCAGACTTTGAAGTAGTAAGCGCAGTAGTAAAAGTAATTGGAGATGGAACAGTAGTTAGTGATGATGTATTTGCATCAAGTGAAAGTGTAAATACAGCACCAGGAGGAAATCCAGGAACAGTAAGTTATACAATAACAGTAAAATGGAATGATGCAACAAGTCCAGCATATGGGATACCAGATGTAAGCGCATATGAAGTAGAAATAGATGGGACAGCATACACATTAGGAGAAATATTTAGTAATATAGTAGGACCACAAGATTTAGTGCCACCAGTACCAATAGATGGAGTAATTAACGGTAGTTGGGATATAGTAGCAAGTGGAACATA